CCTTCGCGCCTTGCGTAGCCGCTTTCTACCAACGCCATTTCGAGTTGCATTGGGTCGCCTTCCCAATCGGCTATCGCCGCTATGATATCCGCTGATTTTTCGATCCGTTCGCACTTTCTAAACTGGCATTGCGACCAGAGCTTCAATAGCGAGAAGACGCCTGCGTGGCCTGCTAGGCGTAGTAGGATTTTAGTCTTGTAGTGATCGCAGAAATCAGGTGAGAGGATCATGGCTTGTTATCTAAAAAAAGTTTCCATTGCTTCGTTGCTCCGACTCCCGTGTCTCCGGATGATGCAAGAGACCCCTTGATCGCGCTTATCTTTCCTCCGAAATGAATCACTTTGTGGCAAGCTCTATGGACAACCATAAGGTTTTTTTCTGAGTCAATGTTAGGATACCAACGATGGTGAGTTTCAAAGTATTGGCTAAATCCAAGTGGCTTTCCGCAAAACTCACAAGAGCCGTTAGACCTTATGTGAACTTGCCTGCGCAGGTTTCCCCACGCAGGCAGTTCCCTGTCTTTATTGGAGCGAAAATTTAATTTCGCCATCTGTTGCAAGATCACCGAAGAAACTAACTCCGGCGGAGTTCATCCTATCTGTGATTGTGTTTACTAACTTCCTAACGCGAGCGGCTTGACTTACTTTAAGTTCTGCTGATTGCTCTATCCTTGAGGCGCATTCATTAAGGTGCGTCGATGTAGCTACGGCAAGGGGAACATATTGATTGGAATCAATTTTTATTGTAAGGCCAGCTTCAACTATTAACTGAAATTGACCTGACTCGTGATTCATTGAATCAAGAAGTAAGGCAACTCCGCTGCGTGCGATTTGACCAGATGCTTGACGAATTAACTTTTGAACAGCAATAACGCTGAACTCTGGGTGCTGCACAATATCATGGAAGTGATTTTGGCATAAACGCTCACATTGCTCATCTGGATCAAATGATTCTGATAATGATTGATTGTCGTTTGATACAATGCTTTTAAGCTTGTCGTTTAGTTTACCCGGAAGAATGATTTCTTCTAAGATTTCATCTGCTTCAGTATTTATGTCTATCATTTTGAGTATTTCCTGTTGTGTATTTCTGTCATTGTTTTGATTGCAAGAAGAAGGGATTCTCCTTCATGCTTTGGTTGGGACGCAGCATTTGCTAACGCCTCGTTTTCTATAGCCTCAAGGATATCACTTGAATCCCAGTTTAGTAGGCCATGAAATAGTTCTATCGTGCGATTGAATCCTTGAGCGATAAACGCCTTTTGCTGTTTAAGTGATTCCTCTTTTGCAATGATTTCAGCGTCCCGCTTTCTTGCGATTGTGATCGCTTCTTCAGCGGATAGATTGGCATTTGCGACACGTTCTTTTAGGTCTGGATGATCGACAAGAAGTTGCCTGTTTCTTTTGTCATCTTCGCGCTTGAGCTTTTCGGATTGGTAGGTTTTGTAAGCTCCGTCCAAGGATTCTTTCGCGGCCTCCAGAAGCTCTGGCGAGTAATTGGCGATGGCGAGTGCTTGCTTGGCGTAGCTCTTTCCAACTTTGAATGATTGGCTGGCGAAGTCCTCAAACGTAACTAGTCCACCTTTGGACTTGTTGCGATGAGCAGCAGCACCTTCGGGCGCGCCCTCCGGAAACAACCGCTTCCAAGCAACCGCTGAAGCCACGGCGCGTTCGCTTGTCGTCAGGTCTCTTCGCATAGAGTTGCAAGATGTCGCTAATGCAAACAATCTCTCGTCTGTGACTTCTTCCCCATCTGGATTGATGACATCAATCAGCGGTTCAACTCCTGCCTTTTGGCAAGCCATCCAGCGATTGCGCCCATCAATAATGCGACCATCTTTTAGCATCTTGATTGGAGCGATCTGCCCGTTTGTTTTGATGTCTTCAGCCAATACCGAAACATCCGTTTCGTTTAGCGGATACATATCCGCGACCCAATGTGTTTTCATATTATATTTTTTCTAAAGAATCCCGCAATACAACCATGTGAGAATAGGCCAACAGCGAGCCGGATGGAAGTATTGCGGGAAAAAGTTGGTTTCATTTGCTGTATTGGAAGGCTTCTCACAGCCTGGTCGAATTTAGTCTAAGATTTCAGCCTTGTCAAATAACGCTGAAGCGTCTCCTCTGCCTCCTCCTCGATCCACCGCGTGGCCTGCGTTACAACCTCAATCCACTTTCCGTCAATCTGGATCTCCCAGTCCCATCGCTCGCAGTCGTCTTGGTGGTTGGGCCAACAGCGGAGCGGATATCCGCGCCATTGCATCTTGCTATTCATCTTGGCCTGAGAGGAATTGTCGCAGTCGTTGGTTGTCTTTTCGCAGTTCATCGTTTTCGTTATTTAAGTATTCTATCCGTTTGTTTAATAACTCTACAAGCAATTCAAGATCAACCATATTTTCTTTAGCTAGTCTTGCTAGATTTGCTAATTTTGTGATGCCGTCGAACATAGTCTTCGATTCTTTCTAGGTGAGTTGCTGCAAGTGCTCTCCCCTCCGGTGAGTCGCTGTATGTATGCTGGTAAACTGGCAGCGGGTCGCCCCTTTCGAGACGCAGGCCAATCGGGCACTCATTCATACAAATACAAAGCCGGAGCGAGAGAGTTCCGTTCATTTCTTAGAACGGAATATCGTCGGTTTCGTCTTTCGGTTGAGCAACATAGCCGTTGCTTTTTGCGACGATGTGCGCGTTGGTCTTGGCCACTGGCTTGCGCCGGTTGCCGAGCCATTTGGCTTTCTCGTCTCCGAATAACCAACGCTCAACGCAGTTGAATTGGTGCTCTGGGTTGGTCTGCCCTGCCTCTACTCCGATGACACATACGCCCTTTTCGCCGATAAGGTCTTCCGCTTCCACCGTGACGTCTTCGCCTGGGATGACGGCACGCCCGATGCTCGAAAGCACTTGATCGACCTTCCACGCCGCTTTTGGCGTGAACGTCAAGTGTTCCCACATCGTCGGCCCTGTTATGCCTCCTTCAAGAATAACGACAACGTCCAACTTTATCGTCGGGTTGCCTGCTTGGCTGGTCTTCTCGACGGCCTTTATAATCTCGACTTCGTATGTTCCCGGCTCGACATAGTAGATGGCCGCTTGCTTTGGTTCTGATGCTTTATATGTTGGCATATTTTTGTTTTTCTATTTTATTTTTGTTTGTCTGAGTTGGAGCGAATGCGCTCCGGTTTGTACTGCTGTTTGGTCTGGCTCCACACCATTGTTGGCGCAGAGTTCCAGATAACTCTTTTCTGACATCTTACCGCCCATCGCGAGTATTAGTGTCTCTTTCGTGATGCCTTCGGAGGCTTTAGCGATAGCTCCATGTTCCACGAACTTGCGTCCGCTCATGCTGGTGAGTTTCCATCCGGGGACTTCGTCTCCGTTTTCGAGTCTCGTTTTGAGATGACCAAGCACCGGCTCTGCGATTTCTTTTTCGGCCAGTTTCCATTCCTTGGCGAATGCTCCCATGCTCTCCGCTGTTGCGAGTATTCGCTGGCGGATCGCATCGATGCTGTTGCCGTTGATGTCTGGGATGAGAGCGACCGCGCTCTCAGCCTGCCGCACAATGGCGTGGCAGTTGTTGTAGTGCTTGCACCAAGAGCAATACTCGCAAGGCGTCGGCTGTGCCTCCGCGCTTGTTGCGCGGTCGATTGTGCGTTGCGTGCCCTGCTTGGCTTCTTCGTAGGTGAAGTCGTAGCTGCGAATTAACTTTTGATCGACGTAGATAACATGAGCAGTCCAAGACATTTCAAAGTTATCCTCCATGCACGCTAGGCTGTATGCCATTAGCTGATCTCTATAATTTCGCAACTGCCCCGTCTTGATATCCGCGACCCATTTTTCTGCTTTGCAAACTGCGTCTGCCGTGCCGAGTTTGCTTAGCCCAGGTACTGCCATTGCCAGATACTCCTCGCGAGTTTCGACGAACGATCCTTTTGCAAGCCGCTCAAGTTCTTCGACTCCGTAAGTGATAGGAGAAAAGTCTTCTCCAACTTTTTGCATATTCACCACGACAGTTGATGTCGTGTTCTCAAGGATCAAGTTGCGAATAGCTTTGTCTATTTCCGTGCCGCGCTCCGCTGCGGAACTCGTGCCGTTTGCGCCTTCAAAAAGAGCGCATCCGGCGAGTTTTGGCAGGCTGCTAGGTGATATTTCTTTAATCATTTTGATTTAATTATTTAACGTGTAAGTGAAATTATAAATAATGGGTAGTATTTGTCACAAGTTCGCCTTCCTCCACTCGATAGCCGTGTTGACGAATTGATCGACGCGAAGCGCAACTCGCTCCAGATACTCTGGTGCGCAGTCGCGCCAAGTCTGTTCGCTTGTTAGGACGCCACGCCCAATCAGGAACTGGTTGACCGCGCCTTCATGCTCTGCGAGCCGTGCTTGCCATCCGACCATTTCGTCGGCTTCAACAATATGGTTCGGCTGTTTAGTTGCAACGGCCTCGAACAAATGCGCGACCGATGCCCACTCAAGCGGGAGTTCCTCCGCAAGGCCGCTGCGCGTCTTTGCATCGTAGGCCGCGCTGTGCGTGGTCAACAAGATGCGCTCCTTGCCGCCGATGCCTTTTCCCTTGCCGCTGTCCGTGGTAGAGACTTTGGTCTTGAACCTTAGAAACCAAAGCTCGTCAGCGAACTCCTTGAGTAGTGGAGAACTTTGCTTGCTCAGTTTTAACTCGTATCGGTCATATGCGGCGAGCGCATCTGGAGCCTCAAAGCGAACGATCTTGGAGTGCGCGATCATCACCACGTTCTTTCCGGCATCGATGAGTTGATCAATGGATGACAGCATTCGACTCATTCTTTCAGCGACCATTACCCAGCCTTTACCGAAGCCAAAATCCTCGATGCTGGTCTTCTTGCTTGTAGCAAGTAGGTCTTCGACGCACAGGCGTTCCGCCCAATCTGCCGAGTCGATGACGATGGTTTTGTAGTCGGTCGCCTTGGCCTCTGTTAACGCATCCGTGAGTTGCTTCCAAGTGTTGATCTCGCAGCGGTCAACGTCGAGGTGGCTAGTGCCGCCCTCGATGTCGAGAAACAGCGGCGTTGGGAACTTGGCCGCGAATGTTGATTTGCCTACGGATTCCACTCCGTAGATGACGACGCGCTGGGCGCGAGTTTGTTTTCCTTTTGTTATTTTCATTTTCTATTTTCCTTTTTGTTGTTATTCGCTGCGAATACGGCCACAGCGAGTGCCGCCCACGAATGGGACTTTATGCCGTATGTTGGCCCCGGCTGGGCTTTTGTTCCCTGCGGCCCGATCCTGTCGAGCAAGGCTTGCCTGATATTGGCGTCCTTGGCTCGCATCGTGCCACAGAGAAAAAGTTTAATGTCCTTCCGAAAGATCAGTTCAACGTCCACCCTAGCAACCTCGATAAATCGTCCGATCCAGACGCACGTTTCAAAGGTCGAAGCACCGACCGCCATTCCGTAGCTGGCGATCATCTCGCAGGCCACTCGGTCATATTCGCGACCGATAATAATCTGGCGGATCTCGGCATTCGGTAAGTGACCGTGGT